GAACGTGCCGCGAAGTATATCTCCGTCAAATTCAAGGTGCGGAAAGATGTTTGTGATATGTGTTTCGGAATCTTTGATTTCACCATCGAAATAATCGTTTTGCATTTGAAGAACGGTGTCCTCATTCACGCCCATAATCTCCGCAATTTCTGCGACATCATATTCAAGAACGGTAGTCTTTCCATTCACCACCCAGTTGAACGACCATTGATTCTTGTTTTCGAAATCATCAAACATTACTGATGCACCATCGCGCACGATAGTGACAAGCTTTTCATTCTCTGTGTGAGTTGTCCCATCGGGCAACTGCCAAGAAATCTCTGAACGGTAAAGCTGCCAATGTCCATTCTCATTTTGTCCCGTAACAACATAACCGAAGTCGTTGATATACATTGATACTAAATTGAGCAAATAGGCAGGTGTCCCCACGTAGGTTGTTGACGGCATAAAGCCATCCTTCCAAACGTATTTGGTCTGAGTTAAATATCTGCCTGGCCATCTTGGATTGGGTACTTTAAGCGTTTCTTTGACTAGGTTACGGTTAAGTTTCAAATCGTTCACCGTTCGTCTGTCAATAACGAAGTTCTTTAACTCGTCCCACATTTCGGGAGGGATGCCCGTTGATTCTTTGTTAAATTCCATTTTGATTATTGTTTAATTTATCTAACTGCATACTTACCATAATTCGGATAGAGTTCAAAGTACATTCTCATCATCATCATATCCGCAAAGTCGGGTGAGAAGCCGTGTTTCTTTTTTATTTCTTCTTTACCGGTAACTTGTTTCTTTCGCTCACGATCCATATTCGCCACACGAACAACCTCCAAGTGTTTAATAATCTCAGTCTTGTATCTGTCAGCCGTGATGGTTATCTTGTTTGAATTAATCGATTCTCCCAATTTAAAATAGCACTCCGCTTTCAAGTTCATATAGGTTTCGCTATCCACTGCACGACCTCCGTTGTTGAAGGACTGGCACTTCAAAATACCAACCACTCCGATTCCAAGACCATCAGCATCAACTACAATATTGCCTAGCTTTACGTTTCTTTCCTTAGCTAAATTACGAATAAACTCAGCGACTTCATTGGGGTACTTTTGCTCCATTACAAACACATCAACAAGCGACAATCCACTCCACAATCCAATGATTGTTTTATCGTTTCCGAGTGCTGCTATGTCGGCAGTTATAAACATTGTCGTGCCGTTTATCTCGTTCCTGAAGCAGCGCAATAAGTCATCGTAATAGTAGAGACGGTCATTGCTCTCGTCATAGTCCCAATCACCATCCAAGAGTCTCTTTCTGTCTATCTCTGGAAGGCGTGACAACTTCTCCAGATACGCAGGTTCTAGGTTTGGGTTGTCAGTTGGTAAAGCTTTAACAAATGCTCTGTCCTCGCGGAGCGTTCCGTTGCGATGCGCATCGAAAAAGTCAGAGTACAACCAACCTTTTGATGGGTTGCAGGATAACAATCCTTTTGGTATTCCATTGATAAGATTATACCTGACACGGCTATCTAGAATGTCAATCGCACGTTTACTTACTTCAGCACTTTCGTCTACAAAGTAGTCTGTGATTTCAATCGATCCAAGTCGTGTGAACTCAGGATCAGATGGCATATAGCCCAAGTCCATTAAGACTATCTGCGAACCATTGTAGAATTTAATGATGTGGTCTTGACCGTTGTAGTTATAGTGTGTCCCGTGAACAAGTCCCATTTGATTTGCGATAGTCCAAAAGGTTGCCATCGTAGACTGTCTAAGTCGCTTTAATTCTGCACGACCAATTAAACCTCTAGTGTTTGCATATTTTAATCGTCTATTTATCTGCCAAGAGCAGCCGAGAAAAGTCTTTCCACCACCAGCACTACCGCCATACAAGACTGTCTCTGTCACCAGGTTTGCAGGTGAAAGAAGTGTGAGTGCTTCGTCTTGTCTAGTAGTGTAGTTCGGGATGTACATAAGGCAAAGTTAAGCGTTTATGACGTGGTAAATTTCTTTCGCTTTTAAGTATGCGTTTCTTGCTTCTTGCTCGGTAGTGTAATATCCTAAATGCTTTATATTTCCATTAATGTGTATTTTAGCTTGAAACTTATTTGCGTTTTTATTCCAACTATAACCTTTGGCAGTTGTTCTATTCCATTGATTTTGCTGATTGGTTACATCGCGCAAATTATCAATTTTGTTATTACTTCTGTCTCCGTCTATATGGTCAATCGAATTGTTTGGTAGAGTTCCATAGTGAAGAAACCAGGCTAATCTATGACCAATAATAAAATAGCTTTTACCTTCAATTATTAATTGAACCATAGTATATCCTTGATGGTCTTTTCTTGTAATTAACTTTCCATATATACCTTTAATTTCTCCGCTTACTGGACAGTAAGTATATCCTCTTTCTTTTGCCAGTTGGCATCTTTCTAGTGTAGTCATTGTTATTTCTGTTTAGTTAAATAGTTCACGTACATTATAACCTTCATTTCTCGCGCAATACTATTCGTGTACTGCTCCTTCATTCGGGGGTTGTTCATTATCCTTTCAAGCTTTGTCTTGCCGATTTCCTGCTGGTCGTGAACTATTCGCTTTGCTCTTTGCTTAAATGCTAACCACTCCGCATCCGTCCAATAGTCGTCAGTAACAAGACCAGTCTTGTATAAATTCTCCAACATCACAAATCCCATTAATTCCGCAGCCATAAAGTTACCGTTCTTCGCGTTCTCGATGTCTTTCTTTAAAGCTTCATTGAACCAACTGATTGAATCATTACCTGATTCTAGTTGTCGTGCAGGTTCGATGTAGTTTACATTTACCTCATTCCATTTTTTCATTGCATCCATTCTCAACTGGTAGTATTCGCTTAGTACACTACCGACATAGGTAGCATCAAATGACTTGAACGATGTTAGCTTGTTCGCTAACTTACTAGCGGCATTAAACTCAAACGCTAACTTGAAGTCAACCGTAGTACACCAACTGAAATTATCTGAGATAAACGAGTGCAGTTGTTGTATTGGTTCGATTCTATCTGGTTGAGCAATTCCGTGAAAAACAAGCTGCGCATAGTATTCAACTGCGAAGTCCTTACCACTAATCAATGCGATTAGTGGTGCTTCTTTTGCTGCAATTATTTTTCTAAAGTCAACGTTGGCTACCTTACTTAAATTGGTCAAGCAATGATTGAAGCCCCTCGCTACTTGTACCTTTTCCAAATGATCCATTGTTAATTGTTTTTGTGGTTACAAACTTACTCATATCCCAAGCAGCTACGGCTGCACGTTTCCAATCCTTTAGTTTTTTATTTCCGTACTTCCAGTCCTTTAGTTCGTAGTGTGCGATGAACTTGGATGCGAATGGCAACGAACTCGCCAACTACGTGCTTGTTATATTCGGTCATTAGCTTGATGCACTCATCAGGTGAGATGCAGTCTTGATAGGTTGCCTTTGCGTTTTTGTAAAAGAAGTCTTTTGCCGTCATTGTGTTGTGTATTTAAGGTTTATGATGTTTTATTCCGTCATCGTTTAGGAAACTGTGCAATCTTTCGGATGTAGTCTTCACCCAGTGCGTACTTTTCGCACACCTCTGTAATCAGTTCGCTAGATGGGTAAACCTTTCCTTGTTCCTTTCGGTCAAGAATCTCTTTGATGCAGCAGTGAACTGCTAGTGCGTGTTGTTTCATTGTTTGTGAAATTCTTTTAATTGTTGCAGTTTTTGTGAAATCTTGGCTAATGTAGAAAATCCTCTTAGCTGGAGATACTCGTCCAAAGAAATTAACATCATTGCGCCCAATCGAACTAAAGTCATTCGATGTCCAAACTCAAGCTCAAGACAGAACATAGTGATGTGACGGATATAAACGATGTCCTGAATGCGTGACTTGCTTTGTATCTCTTTCATTCCGATTGAATGATAGCACTGTGACCATTCGCAGATGGTAGCAACGTATCTACTTAGCACTATATCATCAACCTTTGAGTGATCTATTGACTTGTTGCGGTCAGTCATCAGGTCGATGAACTCCTGCTTATTCGCATCCTTCACCAATGGTAGCAGCGAGTTGATGTCTATTGTATTCATTGTTAATTAATTTTGTTAATTCTATAACTGATGTGTTAGTAATTGCGGCAATCAATGCCAAGTGTTCTAAGTTCATTCGCCAGGGGCAGTTCGCGTAAAGCATTGCCGTGTTTCTTGAAATTTGAAGAGACGTGCCGAAGTTCGACACGCTCTTAAATTTCGATTTGACGAATGCTTTGAAACTAGAATGGTAGGTCTGAGTAGTCTTCAACGTCATTTGGTCGGGGGTCTTGTGGTTTAATCGGTTGAACTTGTCTTGACTTAGCGGCTAGTTCTGCCTGAATCTTACCATACTCAGGAGTAGCTGCCATTTGATCTTGTAAGAACTTCGGTAGTTCGTTGAACAAGTCAAAGTTGAAGTCATCGTAACTTAATATCTTA